CGGCCGTGGCGAGGCGAGTAAGCTCCGCTGCTTGCTCGTCACTCACCGCTGCGCCATTGCCGATTCCGCGCCCGTCGTCGTCGTTGCTCGCGGCCAAGCCCAGCGCCGCCTTGAGCGTATAACGCTGCAAGTAGGTGATCGTACTTCCGATCGCCTGGATGCCGTTCTTGTTGCCGGTGTCGTCGCGGCCGGCGCATAGCGTATTTTCCTCGCTGTATCCCATCCGATGGGAGACAATGCAGGTTACGCTCACCGGCTCATTCGGGCTCGAATTGGTGCGCCAGCGGTAGGATAGGCCGTGCTTGCTCAGAACCGGATCGACCGTGCGGGCAATCTCGGCGAGGTCTTCGTGTCGATAGTTCGTGCGGCCCTTGATTGACGTGAAGTCGACCGTGCGGTTTTTCGCGATGGGCGGGATTTCTGCTCGCGCCGCAGCAACAGCCTCGTCGAAGGCCTTGCGCGCGGCGTGGCGCTCCCAGCGCTCCTTGAACTCAAAAAGCCTTTCGAGCTTTGCTATATCTGCGTCGGGGCTGATGGCCACGCGTTCAATGAGTTGCATTAAACTATCATCGGCGCCGGCCTGCTGACTTCCATTAAGTCCCCGTTCTTGGTTCAAAACCTCTAGCTGGCCGCTCATGACGCCCTCCCGTGGTTTGGATGAAAACCAAATCGACGCTCGGCGCGTCGTCGGACGCGCGCCGCCTCATCATATGAATCGAAGGTTCCAAGATGATGCTCTGTTTGATCGACGATTATTCTCGCCCGCCACTTGCCGGTAGCCCGATGAAGGTCGACCCCTAGCAAACCGGATTTGTTACGAATGTTGAGACGCTGGTTGCGAAGGTTCGTCGTGTGATCGACTTCACGAAGGTTGCTTAGGCGGTTGTCTGTGCCGTCGCCATTTATGTGATCAATGCAACCAATTGGGAGCCGGCCATGAGCAGAAACAAACGCAAGAGTGTGAGCAAAGACCCAGTGTCCTTCAATCATTATGCGAATGTAGGTGTTCCGGCCATCCTTCCAGCGAACTCCCGCAGTTCTGCCAATTGGAATATTGCGATTTGGCTTTGATTTCCAGGAAACTAGCCCAGTAGCGGCGTCATATGAAACCCAACGCCCCAGCATTTCCATGGGGGTGAGCGCAGCATCCGGGAGCGTCGCCGGGAGCGCCGCGCCGTTGCCGTTTGCAGCTGGCACGTCGGGCACAAACAGGTTCGTTTTATCGCGAGGGATGGTGATCGTTCCGCTCATGCTGTCCTCCCGATCTTGGCGAGCGCCGCGTTGGCGATTTTCCAAGCCTGCGGCTTCGTAATCCGCGTCATCCACTTCCATTTGTCGGTGCCGGTATTGCGGAGTCCGGCTTCAATCTCGCGGAGCGCGGCGGTCAGTTCCTCATTGATCGTGCCAAGGTGCTCAAGTTGAGCCTCGCGCGCCGCGCCGATCCTTCGGACCGTCTCGCGGTAGGTGTCGGTGTCGAAAATCTCGGTCATGCCGCACCTCGAAGCGCGTTATCGATTGCGCCGATTGCCGTGTTGAGCCGCCGTTCGTCTTTTGCTGTCAGCACGATGTGCAGTTCGGCATCGTCCGGCATGTCGTAGCCGCGCATCACGCCGCCTCCATCATTTCTTCGCTGATCCGCTCCTCGATCCGGTCGCGGTAGCGCTCCATGATCGCGTCGTGGATCCGGCACCAGAACGCCGGATCGGAGATGTTGAGGTAATGGCGCTTCCAGCGCGCCTCGGTCCCGTTGCGGCCGTTGTCGACCACGAGGTAGATGTCGCTGATCTGGAAATCCTCGGGCGACGTGAACGACACGTCGCAGCCGCCATCGACCCGGCCGGCCGCATAGGCGCCGTCCTCGGTGCGGAACAGCGGCAACTCCTCGAAGGTGTGATCGAATGCGGGCATGACGGGACTCCTTTATGGATTGGCCGACCAATCCAGCCACTCGGCGTGAAAGGCGAGCGTCAGCGGATGGTTCTTCGGGATGACGCCTTTGGCCTGATCCCAGGTGAGGCCGGCGTCGTGCGCGGCTTCCAGTTCGCGGCGGATTTCCATCACGCTCTTTGGGATTGGCTTGGTTTGGATTTCCATGGCCGCCCCCCCGTCACGCATATTCGTTCGCCGTCGCCACCGCGCTGGCGAGCGATGACGGTGACCGCGAGGCCGCGATCGACAGCCACATGATGCGATCGGCCCAGCAGTCCCAGGCCGGTATATGGGTTTCGAGGCGGCTGATCTTGGCGCCGTACTTCGCGGCGGTGGCATAGATTTCGGCGACGTTCTCGTGCTTGATCGACAGCATGCGCTGTGGGCTTGTGGCCATTTTACCCTCCCTCTCACATGTTTCCGCAGCGCGCGGCGGCGTTGCGGGCGCGCCGCGCCCGCTCCCATCTCCGCCACGCACAAAGGAATCTGGCCTTGCCCGGATGGTTCTTCGGGATGAACCCCGCCGCTCCTGCCAGCGGCAGCCCGGCATCGAAGCAAGCCTTCAGGATGCGGGCGATCTCGCCGGGCGTGCGGCCCTTGGCGGACAGTTCGACAACTAATGTTGACATGGGGGCCTCTCCCCTGGTCCGATGATGGGGGGGGAGAACTACACCAATCGGTGTGACATGTCAACACCTATTGGTGTGATCACCAATGCACACGGGGTTGACTTCAAACACTCATAGGTGTTAGGGTTCGCGAATGGGTATTCGCGAGCACATCGAATCCGCAATCAAAATTACCGGCTCAGAGACCAAGCTGGGGGAAGCAACGGGCTACAGCCAGCATGCGATTTGGCGCGCTAAGCGGCGCGGCTCTGTGTCTCCGGAAATGGCATTGGCGATTCACCGCGCCACCAACGGCGCGGTACCCGCCTGTGTGTTGCGGCCGGACCTTTGGCCGACGGCTCAGAGTGTTCCTGCGGCAACCAAACCGTCCTCCCGCCACCGCCGCGCCCGCGCCGCCTAGTACGTGAGTCAGTTCAAGGGGTTCCCTCCGGAACCCATCCTAAGGCGCCGCATGACCCACTCGCGCCCCCAAGCCCTAGCCCGCCAGAACCGCCGCAATCGCGCCCTCGCAAGGCCCGAACTGAGTCAGGATCCTGGTAAATTCAAATTCACCGCCCCGTCCTCTCCAATCTCAGCCCCAATCAAACAGGACGACCCGGAGACAAGGCGGCTGATCGACGAGGCGCTCGCGAAGTGGAGGGTGCGGCCATGCAACTCTAGCAAGGGCGGCCGCCTGCTTACGGAGTGGCTAAAGTGAGCACTCCATGGATGCCGCTTTACATTGCCGATTACCTAGCCGACACGGCCCACCTGCGGGCCGCGCAAAGTGGAGCGTATCTCCATTTAATCATGCACTACTGGCAAAAAGGTTCTCTTCCTGACGATGACGCTCAGCTTGCGATGATCGCCCGTATGGCGATCGATGAGTGGTCGCTCAATAAAAGTGTGCTTGCTGCATTTTTCGACACTAGCTGGCGCCATCGCCGAATTGAAAAGGAATTAGTCACAGCCCGTGAAAAGTACGAGCGTCGGGCTGCTGCGGGGCGGGAGGGGGGTAAGGCGCGTTCCCGGCCAAAGCAATGCTCAAGCAATGCTTCAGCATTGCTGAACCAACCACATCTACAAACACAAAGTACAATAGATGGTGGTGGTGGTGACGCGCGCGCGAGAGAGCCTTCTAAAATCAGATTGACGCAGCAAGCTCTCGATTTTGCGGATGAGATCGCCAAGATAGCCGGCCACGACTTGGAATTTCTACCACCTCGGTGGATAAGCGACGCGCCGGCAATGCGTGTCCAGATGATGCTGGACGGCGGTTGGCTCATTCCGACGATGCGCGATGTGGCACGGGCAATGATGCGCAAAAAGCGTGACGGTCCGGCTGCGACGATCCGATATTTCGAGGCGGCGTTTGCCCGCGCACACGCCAAGCAATTGCCGCTGCCGATAACGCGGCCTATCGCGTCAAATATTGTGGAGATCGACCATGGACGAAACCCAAGCCCAAGCGATTGGCGGGCCCGAAAGGACGCCGGCTTTGCCGCCCTCACCAAGCTCCGTGAGCGAATCGAGAGAGACTCGGAAAGCGGCGGCGGCGAAGGCGGTCGATAGGTTGTTCGGCGTGTGCAGCCTTCCGGACGTCGCGGATCACGGAGCTTTCCTGTCGCTCGCGATTGCGATCTTCGCCAGTTACCCAATCGAGGTTGTGAACGAGGTTGCAGCCGAGCTGCCGACCAGGTTCAAGCGCCCGATGTTGGATGATATCAGGAGAGCCTGCGAAGCGGCCTATGAGCCGATCGAAAATCGGCGATTGCGAGATCTGGCGCTGCGATCCTTGCCGCCGCCAGCCAGCAACCGCCGTCTTAGTAAGGAGGAGGTTGGCGCCGTGCTGAAAAAGCACGGTCTGAGCCTGAAACGGATCGACCCGGCGCCGGTTGAGCGAAACGACGGGCGCCATTGGGATAGGGTTGAGGCCGATCTGGCCGCCAGGAAGGTGCGGCGAGAGGAGATCGGGGACCGAGAGGCTGGGGGCGCCTCCGGCTAACGCCCCCCCCATCGCGGCGAGCGCCTTGGACCGGTCCCGTGCACGGTCGCCGTTGCAGCCTGGCACTCCGAAAGCCGTCGGGACGGGCCGCGAACAAATTGTTTCAACCGCAACAACAATGGGTGTGGTATTCCCTGCTAGCCATGGGGTATCAGTCGCAAGCCAAGCCTTTAGTCCGGGGCGATCTCGTGGCGGTTCGTGGTTTCCGGCTCTTGACCGAGGTCGAGCGGGAGGCGATGGTGGGCGTGCAGCATCCCAGCCTGCATGGCTGCCTCGTCCGGATCGGGCCAAGCGGCCTCGTCGTCGTCACCGCGCCGTCGCGGGAGCGGCTGTTCGACCAGACCGCCCGGTTTCTGCGCCGGATCGGGCGGGACTTGCCCACCCTATGCATCGCGGCGACCGTAATCACACCGGCGGACTGCTCGTATGCGCCGGGATCCCGCGACGCGTGGACGATCACGCTCAATGCCGATGTTGTGTTCACGCCGGGCGCGGTCGTGGCGGACATGCCGGAAGCGAGCACCGCGTGAGGCCCGACGATTGGCTGATCGTGCGGGTAATGGCGTTATCGCACGAGCGCTCGAGCGCGGTCGGGACGCGAAAGCGAGGGCTCCCGGAATACGCCGGTCGGCAATCTCGAATGCAGGCCTGGCTCGCCGGTGTCAACGCAGCCGGATTCACGACGTATTACCCCATGGTGCGCGAGCTGCGGCGCGTGCCGCTGCGCGAGCTGTCGCGCTCGCAGCGTGATTGCGGCGTCAACGTGATGCGCCCGCAGGTGGCCCCATTCCTGCCGGGCCTGGTGTTTGTGTCGGCGCGGGCCGATGTGAGAAAGCTGATGGACTATCCGGGGATTCTCGGCCTGATTTGCGTCGGTACCGCGCCGGCGCGCATCTCCGGCGCTTGGATCGAGGGGCTCCAGGCCCGCGAGCGCGAGGGCGGCGGGGCGATCCCCGGCGGCACGCCGATCGAGCTGATTTTCCGCATCGGCGATCGCGTGCGAATCCTCGACGGGGCGCTTCTTGACAGGATCGGGATCGTCGAGCATCCGCCGGATTGTCCGATTGAGCGTATTGACGGGACCACCAGATTGCGCTTAGCTGTCGAGCTGTTCGGACGCGCGACCACTGTCGATCTGACGATTGCCGACATCCGAAAAATCTGACAGAAGGAAGTTGGCTATGTAGCTCGGACCGCGCTCCCCTCCCCCGCAAACTACGGTCCGGCCGCTAATCGCCGCCCTTTCGAGTCACGCTAGAGTCACGCGGCGGCCATGCCGCAGTGCGGCGCTATATCCTTCCCCAGGTTTTCACCATTTTTTTCTGGCGGCGCTATCCAGCGTCCGATAGCTGCCAATATCGGACGCTCTTTTCAGTCCCGCGGAACCGTCACTATCGGATGTTCGCGGGAGACGATCGGATGGAAATTCCCTGCTCGCACGCCAAAAAAAATGCCCTAGTTATCGCCGATTCGGCCGCTAAATCGCTGCAGAGCGCAGTCGATGCTGCGGCGGATTTCGTCGCGGCGAGCCAGGCAGCCGCGACCCGGCGCGCCTATGCATCGGACTGGCGCGATTTTGCCGGATGGTGCGCGCGTCATACCTTGGCCGACCTGCCCGCCCGTCCGGAAACAGTAGCTGCCTACCTCGCCGCCCTGGCCAGTACAGGTGGCAAGGTCAGAACCATGGAGCGCCGCTGCACCGCGATCGGCCACGTCCACAAGGTTGCAGCGCTGGACAACCCGGCCGCTCATCCCGGAGTCAAGGCAGCGCTCGCCGGCATACGCCGCACGCTCGGGTCGGCACTAGCGAAAAAGGCCGCACTGACGGCGGCGCTGCTCGCGAAGTTGCTGCGCAAGATTCCGAGCGATCTGACCGGCCTGCGCGATCGGGCAATGATCCTGGTTGGATTTGCGGCGGCGATGCGGCGCGCCGAGCTGGTCGCGCTTGTGGTCGACGATGTCGCGCGTCATCCCAAGGGCCTGATCATCACTATCCGCCGGAGCAAAACGGACCAGGCTGGCGCGGGCCTCATCAAGGCCATTCCGCACGGACGCAAACTGCACGCGGTCGAGGCGCTCGACGCCTGGATGGAGGCAAGCCACATCACCGAAGGGCCATTGTTTCGCGGGGTGCGCGGCACCACCGTGCTGCGGGAGGGCCTCTGCTCGCGCCAGGTGGCGCGTATTGTGAAAAAGCGAGCCGCGGCGATCGGGCTCGATCCAAGATTGTTCGCTGGCCACTCGTTGCGCTCGGGCTACATTTCGAGCGCCGCCGATGCCGGCGCATCGCTGCTCTCGATCGCACAGCATGCGGGCCACGCCAAGCTCGACACGACGCGCGGTTACGTCCAGGTCGCCGATGCATTCCGCGATCACTCCGGCAAAGGATTTTTGTGATGGACCTCACGATTGTTACGCTCGTCATCATCATGACTGTGGGCGGACAGGATTACGAGCGCCGCGAGTCGATGACCTCGAGAACGGAATGCTGGGAGCAAGCAAAACTGCGGATGGAAAGTCTGCTCGAATCGAAAATAGAAGGGCACGAGAGGGTCACGCAGATCGGCATCGGCTGCGTGGCAGACAGTGGCAATCCGGCCTGATTGCGAGTTTTTTTGCTGGCATCAATTTACGAACAAGCCTAATCCTCGAAAGTCGATTGCATGCTGCGATCGCAGACGAGGAGGGCGAGATGCCCGCAAGGAAAAAGCCCGCACTGAAACGACTGAAACGAAAGCCGGCGGCGCGCGCCGCAAGTGCCAAGACAACGGCGACAAAAACCAAGCGGCGGCGTGCCGCGAGGAAGTAGCGGCTGGATGGAGAGCGCCGCGAACAAGCCTGGCGGCGCTCTCCATAGCCGGGGAGTGTGAGTTGCGCACGCGTGGGTTCCGGTGGAAATCGAGGCGGAGAAGTACAATTGCCATCCCAATCAAATCGCCGCGGCCATTCTGATGATCGTCGACCGCGACGATATGTACGACGCGATCCTCCGACCAAAAAGCTGAGCGCCAAGCACGAGGCTGTTGCGCTCGTTTATTTCGCCGACCCGGAAAAGCACGGCGGCCGCGCGTACCGCACGGTCTATCCCAATACGACGGCGCGCGCGGCGGAGGTCGCATTCGGCCGGCTGTTGCGTTCTGTTGCGTTTTCGACGCGTCTCGCTGGGCTGCAGGCCGCGGCGTCACGCGAGGCCGAGCTCGACGCGGCTTGGGCGCTGCGCGAGGCGAAGCAATTGTTCGACAGCTGCAGGTCATTCAACGTAGACGATTACCTGACTGCGCGCGGGCAAGGCGAGCGCGCGATCGACCTCGAGGCGAGCCCGGAACTGCTTGCCCGGCTGACCGAGTTGCAGATCACGAGCGAGCCGAACGAACGGCAGCGCATCAGAATCAAGGGCCCGAACAAATACAGCGACGGCGCTGCGATTCTCGCGCTGATGGCACGGATCGGTGGCTGGGAGGCACCGCGCAAGATCGCTCCGACCAACACGGCGGGCCAGGACATGACGCTGGCGGAACTGGTGCTGGGCAGCATGTGAGGAATTGATGGGGAAATGGGCGGCTGCAAAGGCGTTTGACATGCTGATTTCCTCGTTTATGAGGAACGCGCCGACAATCGGCGTCTTTTGGACGTGGCGCGACCGCGCGGCGAAGGCGTATCGTCATCGCGCCGGTTCCGCTTGCGCGGCTTACCGCCAAGGTAAGCTTCGTCCATCTCGACAAGGCCCGACAACAGCTTGCCGTCATCAACCATCGCGGCGCGGACGCGGTGCATCATTTTCCAGGTCGTCGGTTGCTGTACCTCGATATCGCGGGACGCTTGCAGCGACGACAGGCCTTTTTTCGCGTTCATCATGAGCGCGATCAAAAGGAACCATTTTTGCAGATCAATGTGGCTGTTGTGAAAAATCGTTCCGACCGTCACCGAGAACGATTTTTTGCAGGACCAGCATTGCCAGCGGTCGCGTCTCGTCTCGCGATGATGCGCGGTCGTGGTCGCGCCGCAGTAGACGCACTCAGGGCCATATGGCCAGCGGACCTTTTCGAGATGCGCGGTAGCCGCTTCCCGTGTGGGGAAGCGGCGATAGATTTCGATGAGCGAGGTCATTTATTCGCGCTCCAACAGTTTTTGTCCGGCGAGAATGCGTGCATCAGTTGCGCCTCGGCCAATTCCCTCCAGGTACACAGCAATCAGTGCAGCGAGATAGCCGCGCTGATGCTCCGTGTCGGGAGGGTCGGACAGAAAACCCTCAATCGCACGAATGAGATAGGGCGCAACGCGCGCCCCATCAAAATCAACAACTTTCCTGCGGTTAGGATGGTTGACCATGGCTCAATCCTCCTGCGCCCACGAGCCAACCCAACCCTTCGGGGCGCGCCAGCGATGCCCGGCAGGCGTCACCCGGTAGCACTCCTCTGTGCCTCGATCCTCGACGATGACGCTGTGACCACGATCCGCAGCAATCTGTCGAGCGGTGTTGATTGTGGCATCACAAACTTTCTGCGATTGGACTCCGTCTGTGATCGTGTCGCCGGTCCGCATGTCGTAGATCGTGCTGTAGGTCATTTTCGGTCCTCGCCCCTGATGCCCCGAGGCGCGGGATCAAGCCAAGATCGGCCTGACAATCGACAATCTAAGCCTACTGGATATCGTTGTCAAGCCCTAAAGTGCATAATTCCGGGGGAGAATTGATGAGTGTTGAGCCGGCGCTAGCACCGTTTGACAACATCAAACGCTGGCGCGTGCATCCCGCCTCGATGGTGCGTGAGCTGTTCGCCGTCGATCCCGAACCGTGGCAGGAAGAGGCGCTGGAGGCGTTTCCCTCTCACCAGCGGATCTGTCTCAAGGCATCGAAGGGCGTCGGAAAAACCTGCCTCGAAGCGTGGCTGATCTGGAATTTTCTGCTCACGCGGCCATACCCAAAGGTTGCCGCGACCGCGATCTCCGGAGCCAATCTCGCGGACAACCTGTGGACCGAGCTGGCGCTGTGGCGGGACAAATCGCCCCTGCTGTCAGCTAAATTCACGTGGACCAAAACCCGCATTTTTGCCAACGACCACCCCGAGACCTGGTGGTGTTCTGCCCGTTCGGCGCCGCAGGCGGCGGACAAGACGCAGCAGGCTAATACGCTCGCGGGCCTGCACGCGGAATACATCCTGTTTGTGCTCGACGAATCCGGCGGCATGCCGCGCGCCATCATGGCATCGGCCGAGGCGGCACTGTCAGTGTGCAAAGAGGGGCACCTGGTGCAGGCGGGCAATCCGACGCATCTGGAAGGGCCACTCTATGATGCGTGCACCGCCGAGCGGCGGCTGTGGAAGATCATCGAGATCAACGGCGATCCCGACGATCCGAAGCGGGCGAGCCGCGTCTCGGTCGAATGGGCGCGCCAGCAGATCGAGAAGTACGGGCGCGACAATCCCTACGTTCTGGTGAACGTGTTTGGGCGGTTTCCGCCGTCGTCGCTCAACGCGCTGATCGGTCCCGACGAAGTCCGCGATGCCCAGAAACGCTATTACCGGGCTTTTGAGATTGGGCAGGCACCGAAAGTGCTCGGCGTCGACGTAGCCCAATACGGCGATGCCGCCAGTGTGATTGCCCCGCGCCAGGGCATCCAGTGCTTCCCGCTGCTCAAGTATCGCAACATCGATTCCACGCAAGGCGCGGGCCAGGTCGCGCGCAAATGGAATGAGTGGGAAGCTGATGCGGCGTTCATCGACGCCACCGGCGGCTTCGGCGCCGGTTGGATCGATCAGTTGCGCTTGCTTGGCAAGGCGCCGATCGGCGTGCAGTTCGCCGGCCAGGCGAACAACAAGGACCGCTACGTCAACAAGCGCGCCGAGATGTATTTCGATTTTGTCGAATGGATCAAGCGCGGCGGCGCGCTGCCGGAATCGAGCGAATTAGCCGCGGCGTTGTCGCAGACCACATACACGTTCAAAGGCGACCGATTTTTGCTTGAGCCCAAGGACGAGATCAAGATCAAGCTGGGCTATTCGCCCGACGACGCGGATGCGCTGGCGCTGACCTTCGCGGAACCGGTCGCCGCGCGGGCAGGCCTGCGGCCGACCTCGCACCGCGATATTGCCTATGAGCCGTTCCGCGACCTCGAACGGCGCGCAAGCGGATAGGAGAAGCACAAATGTCGTTTCTCACCCCCGCGGCTCCGGCGGCTCCGGCTCCGGCCCCGCCGCCGCCGCCGCCCAATCCGCCGATACTGGCGAGCGCCGGCGTGCAGCAATCCGGTGCGGCGCAACGCGCGGCCGCGGCGGCCGCCGCTGGCGGCATGGGCTTTGCCCGCACGCTGAAATCCGGTCCCGAGGGCGCGGCGGCCTCCAACACCGCCGGCAAGGCGCTGTTCGGCGAATAATGTCGCTCATCGACTTCGCCGCCGCCGCCTACGAGTTCATGTCGCCGACGCTGCTCGCGCGGCAGCCGCCGCAGGCGCGACAGCGCGATTCTAAGAAAGAATCCGACGACTGGCAGTCGATCTGGACGCATCTCGAATCGCGGATGCTGGCACTCGACAACTGGCGTTACTCGTGGTGGGCGTTCTGGTCGGTCCTGGCCGCGTTTTTCATCCCCTTCCGCTACATTTTCCTCGTCACCGCAAACCGGATGTGGCGCGGCCACAACCTCAACACCCAGATCATCAATTCGCACGGCGTGTCAGCGGTGCGCACCTGCGCCGCCGGCATGTGGACCGGCCTGTGCTCGCCATCGCGCCCGTGGTTCAAGGTCGGGATCGCGCTGCCGTGGATTACGCTCGATGCCGACGGCAAGGAGTGGCTCAAGGATGCCGAGGACAAGGCCTATACGGTGCTCGCGCCGAACAATTCGAATTTCTATACAACCATGGCGCAGGCGTTCCAGGACGAGGTGGTGTTCGCCCAAGCGCCAGTCCTGCCGTACGAGGACGCGGAGGATATCGTCCGGTTCTACGGTCCCGCGGCCGGGGAATACTACCTGGGGCTCGGGGCCCGGCTGTCGTGCAATTCATTTTATCGGAAATTCACTCTGACCGTGCTCCAGATTGTGGATATGTTCACGCTGGAGAAATGCCCGGACCAGGTTCAGCGGGCGTGGCGCGACGGCCAGTACGATACCGAGTTCGTGGTCGGCCATTGCATCGAACCGAATTTTGACATCGCCAAACGCGGCCGGCAGAAAGGCAAGGTCTCGGTCGTTCCCGCGAAGTTCACCTGGCGCGAAATCTACTGGCTCAAGGGCATCAAGACGGCGGATGCACTGTCGCGCAAGGGTTACACCGGCGCGACCGTGCCTTTCGCCAATTTCAAATGGTCGTCCGTGTCGAACGACGCCTACGGCCGCTCGCCCTGCATGGACGCGATCTGCGACAACAAGCAAATCCAGATCATGGATTTGCGCACCGCGGAGTTCATCGAAAAGGGCGTTCGCCCGCCGATGGGCGCCGACGTCGAGCTGAAGAACGAGCCGTCCTCGATCATGCCCGGCATGACCACCTACATGAGCACGGCCGGCGGCACCGTGAAGAAATACTGGCCGCTGTTTGAGGTCCAGGCGCAGTGGGTCAAGGTGCTGATGGACAACGTCAGCAAGATCGAGGCGCGCATCGATCACTGCCTGTTTGTCGACCTGTTCATGGCGATCTCGCGGATGGAGGGCGTGCAGCCGCGCAACGAACTCGAATTGACCAAGCGCGATCTGGAACGCCTGCAAGAACTCGGGCCGGTGATCACGCTCGCCGAAAAGGAATTCGATGTCATCATCACGCGCGTCCTGGAAATCCTCGAACGGCGCAAGATGCTCAAGCCGAAGCCGGCGAGCTTGTTGAATGTCCCGCTCAAGATCACCTACGTGTCGATTCTGCGGCTGGCACAGCGCTCCGCCGAATCGATCGCGATGAAAGACTGCTTCACCACGGGCGGCGAACTGTCGTCCGCCGCGAAGGCCGCCGGCGTGCCCGATCCGCTGCGCGTTCTCAACATGGACAAAGCGTACCGGAAGTATTGCGAGTTAGCCAATCTGGAGCCGGACCTCATGTATTCCGACGACGAAGTGAAGCAGCACGACGCGATCCGCTCGCACGAGATGGCAAAGGCGCAGCTGCCGCAACAGGCGATGGCGGGTGTCCAGGCCGCGAAGACATTGAGCGAAACGCAACTGCCCGGCGGCAATTCCGCGCTCGGTGCACTGCTCGGGCCGCAGGCGGCCGCTCCGCAATGACCGTCGCCCTGGTAGAGCTGGCGCCGCACCGAACCGAGCAAGAATGGTTCTCGCGCAAGCAGGCCGCGATGTATCTTGAGCGGATTGGCTGCCCGATTTCGGCCCGCATGCTCGCCATCCGCGCGTCCAACAACAACAAGGGCAACGGGCCCCCGTACACCCGCATCGGGTGGAAGACAGTGCGCTACCGCCGGACCGATCTCGACGCTTGGGCGAAGAGCGAAACCCGCCGCATCGCCTGAAAAAGTGCGCAGATTAATGCGCATGAATGCGCGATGCGACGCCTGCACATTGCCACGGCCGAGATAATGGCCGCCGATGCGGCATGGGTGCTCTGACCGAGACCGAAATCTTCGACCGGATGTTTGCGAGTTTCGCGCTGGCGATCGAACTGTGCGACGATCTCGCGGTTGTCCCGCTCAAAGGGCCCACCTACAACAGATTCCGCTACGAACTCAGATTGATCGAAGGGTGTGCCAAGCAGGCGAACTGCTGGCGCGAGGATACCCGCTGGCTTTTCATCGGGCGGGCGATGGCTGAGGTGCACAAGCGCGCCGGCGACTGGCTGCGCGGCATCAAGATGCCCGACGGCACCCGCCGCAAACTCACGCCCGGCATCGCGCACCCCGCTTTTCTTAAACTCGCGGAGTGCCTGCGCGGCACTCGGAAGATCGCTGAGGACATCAGGACCAAGGCCACCGGCCGGGTTGGCATGATCCTGCCGACGCCGCTGCCGGGACCGCACCGCGATACCGTGCCGATCGGCTGGACCTCTCCCGCGAAAATCACCAACGTTACGCCCGGCGGCATCATCATTCCCAAAACTGTGAGCTGGCATTGAATGGCGACGATCCCGCAGGCGACGCCGAACATCCGGAACGCGACGCCGTCCGCATTTCCGAGGTCGAACGCGATATTCTTGGTGCCGATCCGCCCTCGTCGCCACGCAAACGCCGCGAGGCAAAGAACGACCGGATTCGCCGTGAGCAACGTGAGGCCGACGAATTCTGGCGCGGCCTGCTCAATTCCGGGCCAGTGGCGCGCCGCGAGCTGTGGCGGCTCATCGCCGGGCCGACGAACGCTCATGCTTTTGACACCCGCTGGATGGTCTCGCCGTCGGGCATGCCGAACCAGCAGGCAACCGATTACGCGCGCGGCGAGCAGGATTTCGGCCTGCGCCTCTATCACGCATGGCTGCGGCTCGATGCGTCCGCCGTGGCGCTCATGCATGCCGAGAACGACCAGCGATTTGCAGGCCTGATCAATGACTGATAATACAAATCCTCCTATCGCCGCGCCCATCCCTGTTGCCGCGGAAGCCCCCCAATCCCCTCCCGCGGCGCCAGCGGCCGCAAGCGAAGTCAGCCTCCTTGCGGCCGCTGCTCCGGGCGCGGCTCCTTCCACACCTCCCGAAGAAGCCGCGCCGAAGCCCGAACAACCGCCGGCGTTCCGCGAAACGCTGCTCGAACGCGAAGATGCGGCGCGCAAGGCCGCCGCCGCTCCCGAGCCCGAGGTCAAGCCGGATGCGCCTGATGCCGCCAAGGCGGGCGAAGCAGCCAAACCCGAAGCCCCCGCAAAATCGGAAGCCAAGCCCGAAGGGCAGCAGCCACCCAAGCCCGAAGTGGCGCCCACCGTCGATCTCGACAAATACGAATTCAAAATTCCGGAGACGGTCAAAGCCGATCCAGCCGCGATCGGCGAATTCAAGTCGATTTTGAAGGAAGGCCTCGCCAATCCGGCCGAGGCCGGACAGAAACTGCTCGATCTCTACGCTAAGGCGGCAACCGAATTTGCCGCGCAGACCAGGCGCGATCAATTCGACGTTTTCAACGCCACAACCGCGGCCTGGGACAAAAAGGTGCTTGCCGATCCTGAATTTGGCGGTGCTGGCCATGCCACCGCTTCAGCCGCGGTCGCCCGCGTGCGCGATGCGCTGATTTCCTCCGCCCCGTTCGGATCGGCGAAGTACAAGGCCGACCTCGCCGAATACGAGGAATTTGTGCGTGTCACCGGCGCCGGCTCGCATCCCGCGCTGTGGCGCATCTTGCATAACGCCGCCGCCTTCGTCGATCAGCCGCAAGCATCGAGCCTGCCCGTCGACATCAAGCCGCCGCGGAACATCGGCCGGCCGCCGCGCGGCAGCATGTACTCCGAGGAATCCCGGCAAAAAATGAACGGTACCTGACAGAACCAAATCACGGGACGGCGCAAACGCGCCGGTCCCCAAAAAAACCAAGAAGCTCTAACGCAAGGAGCCACGAACAATGGCGACCGGACAATGGCCAACGATCACCGACGTGGCCTCGCGCACCAGCACCAGCGGCGAAATCATGGAAGTCGCCGAGATGCTGTCCCAGTGCAACGACTGGACCGACGACGCACCGTTCATGGAGGCGAACGAGCGCACCGGGCACGAGTTCTCGTACCGGACCTCGATTGTCTCGCCGGCGTGGCGCGCCTATAACCAGGGTACGCCCTACGGCAAATCCACCACCGCTAAGGCCCGCGTCGGTCTCGGCATGCTGGCCGATTGGAGCCAGGTCGATGCGGCGCTGCTGCGCCATTCCGGACAGGGCGAGGCATTCCGGCGCTCGGAAGATTTCGCATTTCTGGAGGGGTTTTCGCAGGTTATCGCACAAACCCTCATCTACGGCAACACGACCCTGACGCCCCCCGAATTCATGGGCCTCGCGCCGTTCTACAACACCATCAACACCAATAATGCGCAGAACGCCGCCAACGTGCTGCCAGGCGGCGGCACCGGCAATTCGAACACCTCGCTCTGGTACATCGGGTGGTCGCCGCGCTCGTTCTTCCTGACCTATCCGCGCGGCGGACAAGCCGGCCTCAAAGTCGAGGACCGCAGCGATACGGTGCCGGCATACGATAATCTCGGCAATCCCTACCTCGCGTTCACCACCTATTTCGAGCAAGAAGTCGGCCTCGTGCCGATGGATTGGCGGCGCGCCGCGCGGCTCGCAAATATCGATACCACGGCCGCAGGCTTGGCCGGACCGAACGCGATCGATATTTTTGCGACGATGCCGGAAATGACGCTGCTGTTCCCGAAGACCAGCAAGAAGGTTTCCGGCGTCGATAAGACCGACGCACCCGACGATAACTACGCCACCCGCAACGTCTGGTACTGCAACCGTACCATGCTGCACTGGATGTACGTGCAAGCGATGCGCCAGCGCAACGTTCTGCTGCGACTCGAAGACTACGCCGGCATCGTCACCGACAATTTCCGCGGCGAGCCTATCAAGCTCATCGACCAGATCCTCAATACCGAAGCGACCGTCAACTGATCGGCGAACGCAACTGATCGGGCGAACGCATCCATAGGAGTACCTCTATCATGATCACCGACGCGCTCGTTGCCTTTGTCCCGATCGGCGGCAATCTCTCTCTTGTCGCAGGTGCGGGCCTGACCATCCGTTCCGGCATTATCGACCTGCTCGGCGCCGGTGTCGGCGTGGCACCGCCAAACATCATCGGCAACGCCGCATTGTTCGGGGAGGACGCCGGCGTCGGCGGCATCCGGCCGGAATTGAACATCACGATCGGCACGGGATTGACCGGCGCGGCCGGGCAGTTGCTCAAGGTCGCATTGCAGGCCGCCGTCGATCTCGGCGTCGGCGGCAACTACCAGCCGGGCGCGTGGGTCGATATCGCCAGTCAGGACGGCATCACGATGGCCAACGCGGTTGCCGGCGCGGTCGTGGCGCGATTCCCGTTCCTGCCGACTATGCCGGCGAACCTGCGGCCGCGGTTCCTGTCGCTGCTGTTCTCGCCGATGACGGCCACGGCACTGCCGTCCGGCAGCTTCACAACCGGCACGATCGCATCCGCGCTGGTCACCATGGTCCGCGACGACCAGGCGAATAAGTTCGCCGCCGCCAATTACAAGGTCGCTTGAGCCAATGGCCGGGCGCAAATCAAGGAGGGAATTGTCCATGGCGGATCGCAAGACCGTGACCATGACGCAGGACGAATTTCAGGCGGCGCTCGACAAGGTGGCCGAATCCGCCGCGCACAAAGCCCTGGAAGGGATTCGGATCGGCGATCAACCCGCGCTCGTGACAAACGGCGTCGGCGACGAGGTCAAGGCGCTGTTTTCCGAACTCGTGCTGCAGATGACCGAGATCAACCAGCAGGGCCAGCCGAAGACCAAGATTTCGCCGGAGGAGGCTCGCCACCGCGAAGCCGCCACCGCGAAGGCTTGGCAGCTCATCGAGGCAGCGCGGCAACGCAACGAAAGGCCGGAATATCGCCTGGTGACGCCGGTCTACCTCAACGAGCGCCTGGTCCAGCCCTATGTCCGCGACGGCGGCAGGAACGGCAAGGTCCGCAACGTCGAAATTTTCTGGACCGGCATGCCGTCGCTCGCCATGCTCCCGGTCAACGACGTGGCGAAGGAAATCTATGCCGCATTCAAGGAATCGATCGGGACATCCGCCAAGCTTGGCCGCATCGTCGGGCCGCATGGCGGCGCCACGCGCGTCGATGACCGGCCCTATGTGATTACGCCCGGCGGCCTGTCGGTCAAGGGCGATCCCGAATCGCGCGCGACCGCCACCGCGTCGGTCCATCCGTTTGCCGATGCGCTCGATATCGATGCACCGGCTGGCGGCGACAACAACGATCCCAATGCCGAATTCGTGCACGTGCTCGGCACCGTGGCAAAGCCGCTGCGGCGGGGCGAAAACGCGCCGCGCAGCTAAGGTCGGTCCATGGGAATTCCGGCACCTCTCGGCGTAGCAGCTGCCGGCCTCCCCAACGCCGGCGACCAGTGCAACGCCTATCTGGGCGGCACGCTGTCCGCCGTCGGTCCGACCGCACCGTTTGCTTTCCGCGGCCCGATGAACCTCGCCATCTGGGCATCGATCAACACCGCCTTGACCACAGCCGCCGGGTCGCTTGCCCCGACGGTGGCGAGCGCAACCGGGCTCGCGATCGGCAATGCGATCAACTCCGCCAACGTGCCGCGCGGCGCGACCATCGGCAACCTGGTCGGGACTACGGTCACGCTTGCTCTGCCGCCGATCACCCTCTACGGCACGATCAACACCGCGGCGGCGCAGATCGGCGGACTTGCCTCGACCGCCGGATTGCTCGGCGCGACGGTCACCGTGCCGTCGAACAATGAGCAGGTGACGCTGCCGGCCAATACGACGGTCACCGCCATCATCCAGGTCGCAGTCCCGCCGACTAACATCAATCCCGGCGTTCCGGGGATTGTGCAGCTCTCCGCCCCGGCAACCGCAGCGCCCGTCATGACAGGGCCGGTGCCGTTCCAGTTCGCGCCGACCGGCAACGTCGTCACGGTCACGGGCGCCGATGCCGCGGCCAGTTTTACCGGGGCGGCGATCAAATACGACGCCACCGTGCAGGTGGAACGCAGCTTCGACGGCGGCGCGACTTGGCTCGTGTGCAACATCGGGGGCGCCGGCGCGCTGGCGCAATATCTCGATCTCTCGTCGGTCTCGCTGACCTTCGGCGAGCCGGAGAAAAACGTACTCTACCGGCTCAATTGCATCGAATATACGTCCGGCACCATCAATTATCGTTTTTCGCAGACCGGCGGCGCGGCGGAATCGCTCGCCATCGGGCCGCTCACTTCGGGCTAACCGAGAGGAAAGAACCATGATCACGACTCCGAGCGGAACGCAGAAGGTCACGGTGCACGGCGTCGGGCCACAGGCCGAGACCATGTCGGTTGCGCAATTCCGCGATGCGGCCGGCTACTCCAAGCAGACGCCGCTTCCGCCGCGCGAAGTGACGGCATCCGGCATCGTCACGCTCGCCGGCAGCACGGTCACCATCAAGACGACGGGCTTTCTGAACGGCAACCGGATCGAAGGCCTTGCCGCGACCGATGGCTTGGTTGGCGCCTCGGTGGCGACCGAAGGCCTGCCCGAGGGAGTGAAGGTCGCGTCGATCGTCGTTCCCGCAACGCCCTCGGTAGACGGCGTTGTTTCCCTGTCCAACGTCGAGCCGTTTGCTCCGGCGACTGGCGTGCGGCAGCCGGTCGTATTCACGCTGATCGCCCGCGAAAGCGCCATCGCCGGCCTGGCCGCGACCGACGGCCTTGCCGGCGCACGCGTATCCGGCGGATCGATCCCCGAAGGCGCGACGGTGCGAGAGGTTCGCACTCCCGCCGTCGCGGCGACCAACACACGTCCGGGCTCGCCAGGCGAAGTCGTGCTTGCGCTCCCGGTGCGCAATCCCGATGGAACCTACGCGCGCGATGCTGCAAAGCCTGTCGCGCCCGCTGTCGGCGCTCCCGTTCCTGTGCCTCCTGCTGTTCCTGTGCCTCCGCCTGCGGCCGTCCCCGATCGCGTTGACCTGAAGTTCAGCATCCCGACCGAACGGGTCGTATTCCCTGATGGTGTGTCGCGCCTGCTGCTTTCACCTCCCGAGCCGCTGCCGGCGCTCACCGTGCTCCTGCCTGAGCATCCGGTCGATGGTCATCTCGCATTCATCTATTCGACCCTGGAAATCGGCGAATTGACCGTGCTCGCACACAGAAACCAGAGCCTCCACTGGTCGCCGACGCTGCCGAAAAAGGAAAAAGCGGAATCCACCCACGACAAGCCGCCATTTCTCAAACTACCCGCCGACAGCGGCGTTGGCTATCTCTACTCGGCGCCTGACGCCACGTGGGACCGCATCCAGTAATTGCTCGAGAGCGGAAAGGAACCCTGTCATGAAATCGTGGCGGCGCACGTCGCTCATCAAGCTCGCCGGTGCGAGTGCGGTCGCAATTCCGCTCGCAATCGCCATTGCCGCCTATTCGCAGCCTGCCGGCGTGCCGCAACTCTCCATCCCCAACCCGACCGGCAAGGAGCAGGTCAACGTCCTCGGGCTCGGGCCGCAGGTCGAAACCGTCACCATCAACCAGATCCGCAATTCCAAGGGCTACCTCCTGGTCGCGGCGGGAACGACCGTCAATACGACCCTGATTGACACCAACGTGCAAAACGTGCTCGCCACCGGCGCGATCACGACCTGGAACATCGTGCTTTCGACCGCGCCGGAAGACGGCCAGGAAGCGGTGATCGGATGCCCCGGCGGCAACACCACCACCCTGTCGATCACGGCAACGCTGCCGACCGGCGTGGCCATCGTCGGAACCAACCCAACGTCATGCACGACCGCAACCCCGACATCGTCGCGCTTCATGTATTCGGCGTCGGCTAACACCTGGTATCGCGTCAATTGAACCGGCCATCGGCCAAGGAGATCACGTCATGAAGAAACTTCGGTGGATTGCCGGATCGCTGGTTGCTCTCGGCTTTGCCGTTGCGGCGATCGCACAGGTCATTACCGTCCCGCAGGTCACCCAGATCGGCGCCGGCGACCTGTTCCTCGATATCGTCGGCGGCTCGCCGCAGGCCAACAACCAGTATGCGACGGCCGCCCAGCTCGGCACCTACGGCAACACGCTCACCGGCGGCAACGCCGAGAACGCCATCGTCGGCGGCGACTTCGGCACCAACCTGTTCCAGCGCGGCACCTCGGTGGGCTCGATCACCACCACGGCGCTCTACACAGCCGATCGTTGGATTGCGTGGTCGGGCACCGCAACGACGCTTACCGTAACGCAGCAGACGGGCGCCGGCGATATCACGGCGCGCTACAGCGCGTCGTTGCGCGTGAACAAGGGCTCGGGCGCCGGCGTGGTGCAGTCCTGCATCGCCCAGGAAATCGAGTCCGTCAATTCCTACCGCTTCCAGGGCACGACGGCCGAATTCGATTTTCACGCCAAGGCGGGAGCGAATTTCTCCGCGGCGTCGAGCAACCTGCAGGTCTCGATCGTCTATGGCACTGGCGTGGATGAAGGCACGTCAAAGCTGGCATTCCAGTTCAACGGCGGCGGCGGCGGGTCATCGACCTGGGCCGGGCAAACCAATGCAGCCTCCAACCTGCTCGTGCCGATCACCACCGGTTGGGCGCGCTATACGGTTGTGGCTGCGATCCCGGCGACCGCGACCGAACTCGCGGTCATCATCTGCTACACCCCGGTCGGCACCGGGGTCGCGGGTGACTGGTTTGAATTCACCGGCGCGCAGCTGGTTGTGAACCCGGCACTGACAGCGGCCGCGGGCGCCGCCGGGGCGGTGCTCAGTCCCAACGACTCGCGCGCCAAGGCGTTCTATCACCGGCCACAAGAGATCGAGACCGCACTCCAACAGCGCTACACCTACTCGATCAATGAACGCAATTCCGCGGGTGCGGTACAAACGCCGCTCGGCTCGGCGCAGGGCACCACGACCACCTGCACCATGTACATCCCGTTCCCCGTGGTGATGCGGGCGGCACCGACCTACACCAACGCCATCACCGCCACGACCTGGACCATGGTGTCGGATTCGCAGACTGCGACTGTCCTGGCGACGCCGTTTTCCGCGACGCTCGGCGCCAATTCGGTCAACGGCGCCTCGATCAACTTCACCACCACCGGCATGACGGCCAAGGACGCCTGCTTCCTTACATCGACGGCAGCCGGCGGCGGCCAGATGCTATGGACCGCGGAGCTCTGATGCCTCCGGTATCTGAGGCCCAGCGGCGCTGGGCGTGGAGTAACAAAAACAAGAACACCAGAGAAGGCCGCGCCGCCAAGGAGTTTGCCGATGCCGATCCCGGCGGGAAACTGCCAGAGCGCAAGAAGCCCTCGAAGATGTACGAAAAGTCGCGGGCACGGATGGAAAAGACCTGATGGCGCATCCGACCATCGTTGACATGCTGTCGAGGACTACCGGGATGGCCGATGCCCCAAAGAAGAAAGCCTGGATCAAAAAGGCCGTGCCCGACAGCCGCAAGGGCGTCTTCAAGGCCAAGGCGGAAGCGGCCGGGAAGTCAACGCGCGAATACGCTGCGGAGAAAGCTGGCGCGCCTGGAGAGCTTGGCCGTGAGGCTCGGCTTGCCAAGACGCTGATGGGAATGCACGGCAAAAGCACCAAAAAATCCTCAAAATCCTCGAAAATTTACGAAAAATCCCGCTCCAAGATGGAGGCCTGAAATGTATTCCGTCGAATCGAAAAAGAAGATGGCCGAGCCTCCCGCCAAAAAGGAGGACGTGGTCAAGAAAGAAGAAGAGGGGGGCAAGGAGACGAAAGCCCCAGCCAAAAAAGAGCACAAGGACAAGAAGCAAGAGGAATCCGGCAAGCACGGCGCTGAGGCCCACAAGACCATCCACGAGCGCCATCAGGCCGAGCGCGAAACGCTGCACCAGGCGCACCGCGTCGAGCGCCGCGACCTGCACGGCAATCACCGCGCCGAGCACGACAAGATGCACGCGCGTCACCAGGATGCACACCAGGCGCTCGCGGAAAAGCAGATGGCCGAAATGGCAGCGGCCGGTGCTGCTGGCGGCGCTGGCGGCGAGGCGGCCGGCGCAGGCGCAGCGCCAAACGGCGATGTCGCACCCGACGCTGCGCCTCCGGGCCAGATGGCGGCAGCGGCATAGGAGTCCTCCGCATGTGGTCGAAGCTCGTGGATATGGAGATGGACGATGAGGATCAACTCGACTGCTGTTGTCCGATACCCATGCCGGAAAGGCCGCGCTATCCATTCGGCCTCAAAATCTGTCTCACCCATAAGGAACTGCCGAAGCTCGGCCTGAGCGCCGACTGCGAAGTCGGAGACATGATCGACCTCCGCGCCTTCGCCTGCGTAACCTCTGTCTCGATCAACAAGACGGAGGGTGGCGAGGAAGAATGCCGCGTTGAATTACAGATCGAGAAGATGGCCGTCGAGGACGAAACCACCGAATCCACAGCCGAAGAAGCCGACGAGAAATCACACCCCAAATCGATCTACGCAACCAGATAGGAGGAGCACCATGCCCAGCAGGCAGAATGATCATCCGGCGGCAACCGTCCGGCTTGCCGACGACCAGTTCGAGGAGTTGGTTAAGCTTCTAACTCCGGGATACGAATGCGCCAGGCTGATGTTGCAAGAGCAGCGCGCGGCCGCCGAGAAACACGCCGACGACAACGCCAAGGTTGTGCACGCGGACGGCAAGCCATGGACGCCCGACGCGGCCTGATCCGGATGCGTCCTCTTCGGGCGGCCCTTCTCGCGTCTGCGCTTGCAGCCGCTGCGTGCAGTTCCGCGCATGGGCAGATTCAAGGGCCGGCCACCGCGCTGACCGTGGGATCGACCGTCGTCAATGGCGGATCAAACGGCCAATGCCTCTACATCAATGCCGGCACGGTGGGCGTCAATACCTGCGGCATGACAACCATCACTGTGGACACCACCACGATAACCGGCGGCACCACGACGCGTGTGCTGTACGACAACGCCGGCGTGATCGGCGAGTACACCAACGTCCAACTTACCGCGCTGATCGGCCTAGCGACCACGGCGCTCTCTGGCGCGTTGCCGGCGTGGCCCAATACCACTAATACGTTCTTCCGCGGCGACGGCACCTACGCGCAGCCTTCATTCTCAAATCTTTCCGGCACGCCGACGACGCTTGCGGGCTACGGGATAACTAACGGCGCCCTGAATACGCGGTTGCTAAACACGACCGCACCCATCACCGGGGGTGGCGACCTCACTGCCGACAGAACGCTTGCGTGCGCCACTTGTGCGACCACCACGAACGGCGGCGCGATCACGGGCACGGGTCCAGTTGCCGTGTCGGTCGCAGGCGCGATATCGATCACGGGCGTGGCGGGACAGGTGCTCGCGGGCGCTGGACCGGCCTTCACCGCGACGCCGACGCTCGGCGCGTCAGGCACGCTCGGGTCGGTGACGCTTGGCAACGCCACGTCCGGGCTCCTGACGTTGCAGCCCGTGACCGGCGCGCTCGGCACGGTCACATTGAGCCTTCCGGCGGCGACTGACACGCTGGTCGGGAAGGCCACGACCGACACGCTCACGAACAAGACCTACGACACGGCCGGGGCAGGCAATTCCTTCCTGATCAACGGCACGGCGATCACGGCGGTCAGCGGGACTGGGAGCGCGGTGCTGTCCGCCTCGCCGACGTTTACCGGCACGGTCACGTCACCGGCGCTGACGCTCAGCAACGCCGGAACATTGTCGGCGCCGGCGCTTGCCTTATCGAATTGCGGCGCGAATTGCGGGTTGGTTGCAACAGCGGCGGGGGAGCTCCAGGTCAGTATCCTGGGATTGGACCGCCTCAACTATAATGTGACCATTGCCAATTCGTGGTATAGCCCGTCGCCGTTTGGCGCCGGCGGCGTTTTCACCGCCTATGGCGCCGTCAATTTTACGGCGGCCAGCATCGGCGTCAAAATGGGAGGCACGAATGTAAATTATTTGCAGAACATCAATGTTGCCGGCACCCTTCAACTCGGTCAAACCGACGTTGATACGAACGCCAGCATTGTAGCCCAGACCCTGCGGACGCAAGGCACTTTGGCTGGCGGGACCGCCGATCAGGCTGGCAAGGATTTTACGCTCGGCGTCTCCCCTGGCAAGGGAACCGGGGCCGGGGGCATCTTTCACATCGCGACTGCGCCGGCGGGGACAACCGGCACGGCGGTCAACGCGTTAGTGGACGCACTCCTGATTGACAGCAAGTCCCACCTCCGGGTCGGGGCCACGACAGCGCCCGCGCTGACCTCGTGTGGGACCGGAAGTCCTACCATCCTAGGCACCGACATCGCCGGCACGGCAGCTACTGGGTGCGTGATTACTTTCAACAAGGCATATGCCAACACGCCGTTTTGCACCGTGACGTGGCAAGGGACGCCGCTGCTGTCGCAGAGCTTTGTCGTTAGTGCCTCCGCCATCACGTTGACTCAGACCTCCACCAGTGGCGATATCATCAACTATGTGTGCATGTCGCAAAACGCCGGATAAGGAGAAGAGGATGACGCAACGGAAAGAAAACCTAAAAACCGCCTTCGCTGACCACAGCATTACACGGCCGGAGGATGCTACAATTTTCTGGCATTGTACCGGCCCGAAAATCAGTTATGGCGGCGGAATGCTTAAGGTGTCGGACTTGAATCCCGAAGGTTACATCCAATTCCGGATGAGCGCCAAGGAAATGCTGCGGCTAGGCTGGCGATGCATCGTCATCGCCTGGCGTATCCGTCCGGAGAAACACGTATGAAACGAACACTGATCATCGCATTGGCATGTCTCGCTTCCCCGGCCGGCGCGCAGCAAAGCGCGTTCCCTGTGCCCTTTGCCCCGATTACCATCGATCAGAAGGCCTACGAGGATATGCGTCGGATGCTCGGACAGATGCGCCTTGATGACGCGTTACAGGCCGTAATCTTCTGGGAGCAGCTCGAACGGACGGCGCAGCAGAAAACCATCCCGGCGCCTCCGCCAGCGCCTGCTGCTGGACCAAGCGAGGCGCCCAAATAAAGGTGACCGCTTCCAATGAAGAGCTATCCGATGCCGGTTTGCCACTGCGCACGGCGCCTCGCGCTTATCGTTGCGGCGGCGGCGTTTCTACCAATTTCGGCGGCATGGCCGCAAGGCGCGGTGTTGCAGGGCGGTCCGTGGACGCCCGGCCACGTGCCAATGTATGTCGGACAGGGCACCTCGCAGCCGATCGTGCAGGATTCCGGCCCAGCGGGAGGTGGGGGAATCGGCGTCGGCCTCTCGGAGCTGCTGCTCGTTGCCCGCGGCACCGGAACTCCGCCCTATGCCGGGCAAGGCTCGGGGCCGTTTGGCACCAATTTCTGCGATTACGACGCGCCGACCACCAACGCGACCGGCTATCATTTCCTGTGCTTTTCCGCCAATGCGCAAGGAGGCGGCCTGATCGCGGCCGGTGCCGGCGGCACGGCTTCGCCGCTGCCGCTGCAATTCAACATCAACGGCACGTCCTATCCATTTGTCCCGATCGCCGCCGGCACGCCGGGCGGGATTGCCTATTATCCGACCGCCCTCAGCATCGGATCATCAGGCGCGATCCCAGCCAATGCTCCGGTGCTGGGCGGCGGCAGCGGCGCGCCGGTCGCCGGAACCAGGAGCGGCAACACCACGGATTTTGCCACTGTCAGCGGTTCGCTCACTCTCGGTCACTGCATCACCGCCGATGCCGCCGGCAACCTCCTCGATAGCGGCAGCTCAAGCTGCGGCGTCACCATCACCGGGACGCCTTTACTCGGGTACGTGCCGATCGGAAACGGCACCACGGGGGCATGGAAACTGCCGTTCCCGCGGCTCGACCGGCAGGCATCAAAGGGCGGTTCGGTGCAGGTCGGACCCTATCCGACGACCGCGACCGGAGCCGCCAATTTCGGTCCGAGCGCCGGACAAACCAGCGTAGATTTCGTTACGGTCGGCCAAATCTACCGGATCAGGCAAGACGGAACGGTCAATGCCGTCAAATTCTATCTTCCGGCGACGACTTCGATCGCCGCCGCCTACGTGAAAATATGGCGTGCGCAGGGCACCGCATACGATCTTGTCGGCAGCTCGAATATCTCGGCGAGCATTACAGCCGGGACCAACGCCATTACCTTGGCGACGCCGATCGCCGGCGTTCTCAAGGGCGATTATGTGGGCCTGCGTCTGGAATTTGCTCCTGGCGGCGCAGCGGCGCAGAATTTGTTTGCCTCGGTCGCGGCGAACACGACCAACGACAATGTTGCGACGGTTGTCTATTCGGTGCTCAGCGCCACGCCCGCGACCTCGCAATACAACTGGGCGGCGCAGACGACATTGAGCGGCAATGCGATCATTGTCGAAACGTTCATGGCGGCACCGGTTTTCGTCGCCATTGGCGATTCGCTCACCAGCGGGTTGCTCTCGCAAACCTCGTTTGCCGATAACTTCCAGGTCACGACTCAGCTTTATCAGTCATTTCCATATGTTCTCGGGACATTTCTGAGCTACGCCAATCAGAATGTAGGGATCGGCGGCCAGACCACGACGCAGATGGCGGCCAGGTTTGCGGCGGACGTGGTGGCAAAAAATCCGCAGTTTGCCATCATCATGGGCGGCGTGAACGACATCCTCGGGGGCGTTACCAATGTGACGATCCTCGCCAATTTCACCACCATGCTCAATGCCGGGCTTGCGGCCGGTATTTATCCGGTGGTCATCGGCGTGCTGCCGTTCCGGTCGTACATCAGTGCGACCAATGCGATGTTGCAACAGCGTGACCTGTTGAATGCTGCGCTCAAGACGCTGGTCACCAGCGCGCCGTACAACGGCTTGTACGTCTCGCCAGATCCCATGGGTGTGTACTACTCTGGCGGCGACCCGGATAATTTATGGACGCTTCCCTATGCGCCGCTTGATGCACTGCATCCCAGCCCCGCTGGCTATATCGTCCTCGCGCAACTGATCTACGATGCGTTGCAGAACGGCAATGAAAGCCAGATGGCCGGTTTCAATGCCGGGTACGCGCTGGCCGCCAACATGGGAAAC